ATTAAATACACACAATCCACTTTGGGGAGCAAAACACTCTTCATAAGAAAAGCATTTACTTGAACTCTTCATATATCGTATAACTAAATCATCATAAGTTGGGAATGTATCTTTATTTACATAATCATCCCATCCTAATTTAGTAATAAGCGATACTAACATAGGTCGTTTATTCTCAAACACCTCTTTTCCATAGAAAAAATATTCTTGTAATGCTGTACAAATTACAGACACTCCTTGATATTCTTCAGTAACTGCTTTAGATTTTACCCAAACCATAAGCATTTTTTCTATAGAATCATGGTCTAAAGGACCTAATCTACATTTCATATCATTATCATATCTCCATGTGCGTTTCAAAAATGATGCATCATCAATATGTATGAATGGTACACTCTCTGCTTCTTTATCTGCCATAGTATAGATAATACCTATATCAGCAAATGTTTTAGCAATAGACGTATGGTTGAACCAATTGCACTCTTTGTGTACCGACATAATATTATCATCACCATATGTCATTAACGCAACTCTATCTCCAAATGATAGAACTTCAGCATCGGGGTTCTGTAAATAATAATTGTATCTCATTCGCAACGAATTGACGATACTATTTAAAATAACAGTTAATGGATTTCCAGATGGATTGGATCCAAATAATTGAATCAAATCACCATTAAAATCCACTATAGCAAAAGCTGTGTCCTCAGCTATACCTTGTATGACTCTGATATCATCTTCAGTATAGTTTCCTGATAATCTACAAAAATGTATTATCACATCAAAAGCAGCTAATATCTCTTTAGGACTCATCTTTTTATCATATGCTTTATAATCACCAGCAACAATTCTATCAACACCATGTTGAATAATATAATCATAAATCTCCTGCCACTCAAGAGACTGAGCTACTGTTCCCGGTGCAGCTTCAAAAGCAAATCTTTCATTCTGTAACAATCTGCAAAAAGAAAGTAAGTATTTACGAACCACCACACACCAATCAAAAGGGGCTCCTGTAAATACTCTAGTTTTCTTTGCTTTAGCTTTACTAAATGAAACTGGTTCATCTTTTAAATGAGCACAAAAATTAGGGTTACAACGAACACCTGACAAATAAGTGCTTATTATAAGATCTATACGAGTATTCATTTCTTTATCACTTATTTCTACTGGGTCTTGCATACCATGAGCTGGAGGTATCGATTTTAAAAAATGTTTCTTTGATTTTTTCCAGGGATTACCTGCACTAGTAGATCTATTGATTTTATCAATATAAGCTACACGAGCACCATTTAATGCAGTAAAATCATCTAAAACCATCAACATATTTTTAATATTATCTGGATTTATTTTCTTATTAACATCACATATATAACCATTAATACACTCATTTAAAATTTCTGTATTCATTTGAACTGGTTGTAATATATCTAATGCAGCAATTCTCCATGGCTCATAAGATACCATTTCTGGCGCAGTAAATTTTTTCTTATATTCTACAGGTAATTTCTTACTCATGGGAGTATCAACTACTCTAGACTTAGATTTACCACGAAAATCTGCAAAAGATCCATATATTTCCGCACTTCCATCATTAATATATCGAAACACAGATTTTTTGTGTAAATCTAATACTGGTCTCTTAATAGAGTCAGAACTTATAAGATCAAAACACCCAGATTGGATATTGAAAGGTAACAATTTTTCATAAACCTGTTCAATAAACTTTCCATCAATACTATTTGCATAGATCTCATTAGTCAACTCAGTGTTAATTAAAAAATGAATACCTAGGATTGAATAACCAAAATCGCTTTCCACAATCATAGGTGCACCACAATCCCCGTATTGAGTTTCAGTAGAACTAATACCTTTCCAACATCTGATTTTGGCATTAATTTGAGGATCATTAAATTTATACAATTTTTCATCCATCAATTGAATATTCTTTAAATTATAGTTAATACATTCACCTCCTACGGATTTAGAAACATATGAACCATTAAAAACTCCTTTTTCAGTTTCTTTTAAAAAATATTGTACAATTTTACGTTTAGGTGGCATTTCTCGAATAATCACAAATGCAATATCTTTTTCTGGGACACGGTGAATATCACTCTCAGATAAAATAATTTGAATATTGGAATTAATACCTAATTTCGTAGTTTCGAATAACTTACAAGATACGCCTCCAGAACAATCAGGTATATTATGATTATTTGTAATATAGATATGACCACCTAAACATAAAAGTTTACCAACTCTTCCTTTAGTTGTACCTTTCAACGAAGTGGTTATACTTACAACATTATTTGAGATTTTAGAACAAAAATCTTCAAATGACGTGCTTTTAGAGGATGCACTTTCTCTAGAAAAGTGAGCACTAGATAATTCCATAGTATTATTATACCAAACATTTTCTCTACCATTTTCCTCAGGTTCAGGTTTTGAACCAATACTAGCTGAAACATCACCTTGAGGAATCAAGGTCTGCTTAGTAACACTATACATACCCATAATCAATAATGTTGCAGCCGCAAGTCCAACCAATATCTCTTTGTGACCCAAAGAAGTTTGGACTTTTTCACCCATATTTATCCAAAATTCTTTAGTACCAAGATCACAAATTTTATTGATAGCTTCATCTTTATATTCTACAAAAGTTTGTTTACATTGCTTAACTTTAGAATACGTCTCGTACATACTTTTAACAAACATAAAATTAGAATGATACATAACTAAACCAGCTACAGTAACAGTCAACAAATTTGTAGTTAGACCCTGTGGTGTCATACGACATAATGAAGTCGGTAATATACAACATGTACAAAGTTCTTCTTTTTCCATTCGCTCAATACACATGGAAACTTTTTCTTGGTCTTTATTGAAATCGTTTATTGCTTTATCAAACCATTGAAGCAATTCAACAGTACCAATATTAGTATGCAATTTTTCAAATTTAGCATATTGTCGGCCTTGAGAAGCAGGAACCGGAATAACCATATCAATATCAAAATCCCACAACTCGGGATAAGTTACATCATCAGGTATATTCTTAGTGCATAACATCTTACGCTCATCTTTAAACTCCTCCTTAGGTTTTGGAGTTATAATGTAAGGAAATCTTCGTTGAGCAGCAGATGGACAAGAAAAATATGAATAAGCATTTAAAGTTTTCACATTAGTGGTAGCAATCACTAATTTACCTCTGAATGGAGTAGTACCTTTAGACTCTAAAGATGCTTGATCAGGACAAAAAGCTTGATTATTCATAACTTGAATAATATTATCTAAAGATTTAGAATCTTTCAAATCTGGATGTTCATTGGCAACATCATCAAGTATAACAGTATGACATGATGAAACAAATCCATCCCAATATTTAGCAGCAGGATTTACTGTATATCTAAATTCAGATTTTGTAGATAAATTTTCATGTTTAGCAAAATAAGTAGCCAACATAGCTGTAATCGTTGTTTTTCCAACACCAGAATCACCATAAATCAAAAGACCAAAAGGGGCCTTTCTATTTCTACGAGCAGCAGATCGAGTATTTAATTCATCACGAATTAAAGACATTTTGAAAAGTGTTTCCTTAATAGTGTTCTTTTCCTGGGAATTTAAACAATATGAAAATTTATGGACACTATTTAATTTTTCAATAACATTATCTAGATCTGCTCTATAAGAACTTTCAGTAAATCCATGAGTTTCAGGATTGTTAAGAAGTGGTTGTTTACGAATAATTTCTCTGCACATATCATATAATTTCTTATATTGTCCACCAGAGTGGAACATAGTAGAAAAATCTCCAGTCATATAAACTTGATAACCTCGTTCTGCAATAAAAAGAACTGTTTCACATAAAACATAGAAGAAATCAGTAGTGTTACTGTATTTCTTTTTAAGACTGGCTTTCTCCAAGGCAGTATAATTAAACATATCCAAATCAATACCTAAATTATCAAAAATAGATAAACTCATCATATATAAACAACATTGATGTAATTTGGACATAATAGGACTTGAAAAAATATTCTTCAAACCACCCAAAGAAGTTCGAGCGGTATCAAGATATTCTTCAAAATTTTGAACATTCATTTTTTCAAGAATACTCAAAATATAAGGTATAGCCTTATCTTTAAGTGTATGATATGTTGATTCATTTAAACGTAATTTAAGAAAATTTGTACATGCACGTAAAATTGTTTGAATACGTGTCATACCTACAACTTCTTCTGTAGCATATTTAATGAAATGAATAACATCATCAACTAACTTGACAATATATTTCTCATTAAAACACGATTCTTTAATTTTAGCAGCTTCTTGCATCTTATTCAATCTGTACCATAAAGATCCAGATTGAGGACGTAAATAAGATTTATTAATATTAACAATATCACCAAAAATATTAGTATAATTAGGAGAATTGGTAATATAAATACTACGACGCTCATGTTCTGGAATCAAAGATTCCAATGAGCGTTTTCCAACATAATTAAAATTATAAAGAGATTCAAAAAATGAATCTTCAATAAATTTAAAATCATTTTCAAAATTCATGCCTGATAAATCAAAAGATTCATCAGAATTTGTATCAAATTCGACTTCACCACTTTGTGGAACTAGGATAGTCCCTTCTCCTGGTGAAGTTATAGATCGTAAAGTATTATCTCCAAACATTATATCATGCAATAATAAATGTCGGGGATATAAAAAATCATGCATTATCATTACTTGTTCAGTTAATTGGAGCTCAGTCCAATAAACATAAGTAATATCTAATGTATTAATTAAATGAGTCATGTGCAAATCCAAAGTAACATAAGTTGTCAACCAAGGATATAAGTTAGCAATATGTTTTTTAATAAAATACATATGCTGTCTTTCAGAATCATAAGTAAATGATTTATGAGTTAATATTTGACATGGATTGAGTAAATCATCCATATCAAGTGATTTCTTAAAAATCATACGAAGCAATTCTTCAGGTAGGTCATAAAGTAAATTTTTATTTTGTTTTTTAATTATTTGATTTTTATTTTGTTTTTTATTTTTATGATCAATAGAACTCTGTAGTTCATTGATATTTAAAGTTGCACAAGCGCTATCTTGTGCTTCATTTTGTTGCCAGGCGTTACCATGGACATCGCTTGATTTATTTTCGTTAATTGTAATCATAGTGGGGGGTTTTTTGTTTTGTTTGATCTCTCAGTTTAAACTCGTATATCAGTAAGGAGTGGATCACAAGTCCATGACAGAATTTACATTGCTGTATGTAAAAGTATAATAGTATCTGTCGTGTAGAGGTTCAGAGTCCTCTTCCACACTATTGAAAATAAAGGAAATATAAAATATAAAACATATAGAAGGGTAACAAATTGATCAGAAACGAAATCATATTCTCTTGTAAAAAGAATATGAGAGACGAATTGATAGTAAAATAATAATATTATTGTGAAGTGACAACACAAATATGGCCGTTTAGCAATCATATAAAAGGGCTTGATTGAGAAAAGCGGAAGAACCGCAGATCTGATCAAGTAAGCCTTAAATAGATATATACGGTAAGCATATAAGTGAAGTATTCATCAATAATATAAATTATTAACTACCAAAACAAACATGAGAGGAGGGAAAAACCCTCCACTATGATTACAATTAACGAAAATAAATCAAGCGATGT